CCAGGGGAGCGTCCGCCCCCAGGGTTCTGCCCCCCATGTCCGACAAACCCCTCTTGCCAGGGGTGTCGGCCGCCCTCCGTCGGCCCTACGCCGTCGGCGGAGGGCTGGCGGGGATCTATCGGTCCACGATCCGTAGCTTGATCGACCGGTCGTCCGTCTCGCCGCCCGCCGTCGTGATCCGACACGTCACCGTGAACACGTCGCCCACCACCGCTGTCGGCGCCGACAACCTTGCCGACACCGCCGTCGTGGTGTGGGCGTCGGCCTCCACCGTCACCTCGTCGGGGGCGACGATGGTGTGGGTGGCGATGGTGTCGGTGTCCAGCCACGCCGACCAGTCCCAGCCGTAGACGAGTTCGGCGTCGGGGTCGTGGCGGTAGTTGGGGATCGTCCGGGTCGTGGTCATGCGAGCTCCAAGGTGCGATCGGCGGCCGGGACGATGACGGTGCGGCTCTCCGCCGCAACGGCAGAGGTGCGGTCCTCGGCGGCCACGACGACGGCACGAGGCTCGGCGGGGACGGCGTAGGTGCGGGAGGTGAGCGGAACGACGAGGGTGCGGCCGTCGGGCAGCTCGATGGTGAGCACCGCGGGCGGGTCGACGGCGAGGCTGCCCGACGTAGTGGACGTGCCTGCCGCTTGGAGGACGAGAAGTGCAGCAAGGGCAGCGGTGCCCGACGTGACCGCCGTCGCGGACGCCGTGATGGCAAGGGTGGCGGTAATCGCCAGGCTGCCCGAACTCACCGCCGAACCCGACGCGGTGAGGGCGTGAGACTGAGGACCGGTGGAGAGGGTGACAGAGAGCGAACCGGTAGACGTCGCGGTGCCGGTCGCGCCGAGGGCGAGGCGAGCAACGACGGCCGCGCTGCCCGACGTGGTCGACGTACCGGTGGCTGAGAGGGCGTGAGACTGCGGCCCCGATGAGAGGCTGACGGCCAGCGAGCCGGTCGTCGTGGACGTGCCCGTAGCGGATGCTGTAGTGGTCCGGGCCACTGTGAGGCTGCCCGAGGTGGCGGACGTCCCAGAGGCGCCCACAGGTAGCAATGCGGCGACCGTAAGCGAACCGGTGGAGCTTGCGGTGCCGGAAGCGGAGGCCGCCAGGGTCGAGACGACGGCGAGGCTGCCGGAGGTTGTCGAGGTGCCCGACGCCGAAGCGGGCAGCCTGAGTTGAACGGCGAGCGAACCGGTCGAGGTCGAGGTGCCCGATGCCGAGAGGGCGTGCGAGACGGCGCCGGACGAGATCGCCACCGCCAGCGAACCGGTCGAGGTCGATGTACCGGAGGCAGAGGCGACCAGGGTGAGCCGTGCAGCCAGAGAGCCGGTCGAGGTCGACGTACCCGAGGCGGCGAGATCGTAGGTCGTAGGCCCCGACGGGCCCGGGGTCAGCGCGACGGTGATCGAGGCGTACTCGTCACCAGCCGACGGCGTGATGTTCGTCGCCGCGACCGCAACGCCTGACGTTGTGGTCGCCTCTCGGCGCAGCGTCGCCATGCCGAGGTTCGTGTTCGTCGTCGCCAGGAACTCCCAGCCCGACGGCAAGGTGGAATAGGCGCCGACTGCGTCCTTCGTGACCGACGACAGGACGAGGGAGCCGGTGCCGACATCAGCTCCGGCGAGCCCGGCGAGGACGTGCGGGGTGATCGTGTTGCCCGAGTTGAAAGTCGACGCCGCAGCGTCAAGCGGTGTCGTTGGGTCGACGTTGCGAACGAGGGCGGCGTGGACGTAGCCGGTCTGGGCTGCGGTGAACAGTGACGTCGCTGTGTAAGTGAGCGTCTGCGCCGATGCCTCACCGGCGGTGACCTTGTGGTAGACGCACGCCATCGAGTGCGAGTCCGAGGCAACGATCGTCGTGCCGCCGAGGGCGTTCACCCAGCCGGCCGGCGCAGCGTTGAGCACGGCGACCGTTGCCGACGCGGCCCACATCACGACGACATCGTTCTCCGCGACCGGCACGTTGAACGTCACCGATGGCGACGCCGAGGCGGTCAGCACGCTGTACGCGGGCTGGACGACGAAGGGGTTGGTCGAGGTGGTCGCCGTGTCCTCGACGACCATCAGCGTCGCCATCCACTGCTGGGAGGCGCCGAAGGTGACCGACTTGGTGCCGGTCGCGCCCGCTGAGGCGAGAGTGCCGTCAGCGGCGTAGACGTTGTTCGTGGACTCGTAGCGCTCGGTGAACGTCGGCGTCGACCCAGTCGGCGGAGTAACCGCGCCCTGGTCGCCGAACGTGTTGACGAAGAACCCGACCCACGCGTTCGCGCCAGTCGTCGTCACGCCGTTGGCGGTAGCTGTCGTCCCGGTGCCCTGCGCCGGCGCGGAGAACTCGGGGTTGACCGACGGCGAGACGTTCTGGATGGCGACGATGTAGCCGTTCGTCCACGTCGACGCGTGTGTGATGGTGTAGTTGGCGGGCTCCGCCGCGCCAGCCCACTTCCAGAAGATCCACTGGTCGACCGCCGCGCCCGTGTGGTCGACGTTGAACCCGGCCCGCCAGCCAGTCGGCGGCACCGGCAGGATGTCGGTCTCGATGTTGAAGAACATGACGAGCAGGTCGCCAGAGGCGGTGCCCGTCGGCTTCGTCAACGTCGAGTTGGTGCGCGTCCCCGCCGCGAGGAAGTTCGACGCGCGGAACGTCGCCATCTGTGACTAGTCCAGGTTGGCGACGAGCGCACCGGCGGCGACCGTCAGGCTGTCCCCGTTGGCGCCGTCGCGTGCCGTGTCTAGGGCCCACCACCACAGGAAGTCACCGGTCGTGCCGGTAGCGGCAGAGACGAGCGCGCCGTGGGTGACGTTCGGCGGGTCCGCGGAGAACGGGCCGAACGTCAACGCGCCCGTGTTGCTGCTCGACTGCGGGTCGCCCGTCGGCGCCGACCACGTCACCGCCTGCCGCGCGTAGCCCGCCGTCGTCACCTCGGTCATCGTGGCGAGCGTGGTGGCATCCGTCGGCGCCGCGGTCAGCAGGGCGAGGTAGGTGGTACGAGCCGTCTGTGTGGCCCGCCCCGTGATCGCGTCGAGGCCCTTGCCGGCGCCGACTGTTGAAGCTTCACCTGGCATGGGGCACTCCTAGGAGGTGGGGGTTTCGGACTCGACGGCGGCGTCACCGGCAGCGATGCCGGAGATGGCACCGATGACGAGCGCCAACATCGAGACGTGAGAGACGAAGGCGACGGAGTCGAGCCAGCCGAAGATCGCCGCCGCCGCCCACAGGGCGAGCGAGACGACGAGCAGCCCGGCATTGAGCGCGAGCAACTTGCGGGCGCGGGTCACGCGCCGAGCTTGCGGGCGATGCGGTCGGCGATGCCGCCGATCCGGTTCACGCCGAGCCGCGCCTTGTCGGTGGCGTTGGCGATCCACGAGAACGCCTGGTGGACCGGCACGTTCTTGACCACGCCGTCGGAGACGACGTTGACGCGTCGATCCCATACGGCATCGGCGACGCGCTGTACGTCGGCATCGGAAAGGGGCATGTCGTCGTCCTCCTCGGGAGGGGTGGGGGGTGGAGCCGTCCAAGCGCGGACGATCGCCGCGGTCCACGGGATCACGGCGCCGACGAGCTGGGAGTTCTTGCGGTAGCCGGGGCACTTCTTCGAGCTCGCCGTCGTGAACGCCGGATACGGGAACGGGTACGTGTGGCCGGCGATGCCGCGCCCGTCAGGCGTCGGCAGCAGCACCGGCGGGATGCCGTGGACAACGCACTCGTAGGCGAGGTCACGGGCGAGCGACGCCATCTGTGCGTCGGTGAAGTAGGAGCCCTCAGGGGCGGGGTCGACGTTGGTGCCCCGGTCGGCGGTCTCGAACACGAGCGCCCGGTACGAGGCGTTCGGCAGGTTGAACTCCGACCAGTACGCCGACGTCCCGCTGTTGCCGATGCCGCGCCGGTCGGTGTCGAGCATCTTCGCCGCGTCGCCGTCGAGGTCGTGCTGGTAGTGGGCGTAGGTGTTCTTGCCGGGAGCGGCCTGAGACCAGTTCACCGCTGACTCGATGGTGCCTTCGCGGCTTGCCCAGTTCGTGTGGACGACGAGCACGTCGATGGGGCGACCCGCCAACGGCCGGTCGTACAGGTTCGGGATGCGCCGACAACCGGGCGCGACACCCTGCGGGCTGAACGACGCCGGCTTCGGCGGGATGGCGAAGGTCACGGGCCGACCTTCGCCACGACGAGCTGGCCGACCGCATTGACCGCGGAGGCCGCACCGTTGCGCACGTTCACCGAGATGGCAGCACCCGCCGAGACGAACGGGCTGCACGACGCGGTCATGGCGCTTGTCTGACCGTCAGAGGCGGGACCGGATGCCCACACGACGCCGTCGATCACGATCTGAACGTAGGAGCCGGTCGACCAGTTCGAGGCCCCGGTGACGCGTACCGAGATGCTGACCTGCCCAGCGCCTGTCGCCGGAACCGTCACTGTCGTGGTCGGCACCGCGGCCCAGCCGCCGGCGTCGCTGTTCTCGGTATCCCACGAGATCGTCGTAACGGCCACCGCCGTCATCGACTGGTTCGCGACCCGGGCGAACTGCGCGCCCACCCTCGTCTCGAGCGTCGTCGCCCGCGACTCGACGGCCGAGAACCGGGCGGCGACGGTTGACGATGCGCCGGAGGGATCGACGCCGAGCTCGCCCTGCGTCGCGTTCATCTCCTCAGCGAGACGCCCGAGGATCTGCGAGTTCGTCGGAGTGTCGGACCGCAGAGCGGGGATCACCTGCCCCGGATAGATCGAGCTGGGGAAGGACGCGGCCATAGAAAGGACCTCCATGAATGCGGGGGGAACGGCCGTGGCCGCAAGGGGTCGAAGGTCAGGAGACTTCGAGGGTGGACAGCCGGGCGCCGATGCCCGACACGTCACGAATGAGTTGCGTGTGCACGAAGCGCGTCGCCTTGCCGAGGACCGGCGAGACGTGAAGACCGTTGGCGTCGATCTGCACCGTCACCGCTGTGACCTGTGCCGGCCAGCGCGTGCCCTCGACCTGCAACGTCAACAGGTCGCCGAGCTCGTAGTGGTCACGCCACATGACCGGCACGTCCGGCAGCAGGGTTCCCGACAGTGACGCGGAGGCGGAGTTGGCGGCGAGCAGGGCAGCAGCGGCCGCGTCGAGCGTGGGCTGCGACGAGATGTTGCGCTGATCGGTGAACAACTCGCGACGGGCGGCGCCGGTCACCTCGTCTCCGGCGATGGAGAAGAGGCGAGACGTGCCTTCACCGGAACCGCCAGCAATCACTGTTGTCGCCGCGCCCATCGACAGAGTGACAGCGAAGTCGTCCAGCTTGGCTTCGTTGATGACGATGTTCGTGCGGTTCTGCGTCGGTCCGATCGTGACGGTCAGCTCGCCGTCGAGGCCGCGCCGGACGTCGACCTGCAGCCCCTCGCCCGTCGCGATGTCCGACACTGCCGATTCGAGTTCAGCGAGCCGGTACTGCCAGGTGCGAACCTCACCGAAGCCGGCGTCGACCACCGTCGTGCCGGGAACCTGGCGGCGAGTAAGCGCACCAGGGCCGACGTGCTGAGTGATGAGCTCGGCGATGGCCGAGGACGCTTGAGCCGTGATCGAGTGGTAGGCGCTCGTGGTCCAGGTCGTCGAGGTCGGCTGCGGCCACACCGTGCGGCTGCCGAAGAGGGCGCCCCACTCGTCGACGCCGGACAGCTTCACCGACTCAACGCCGCCCATGCGCTCCCGTGAGACTTCGAGGATGGGGCCGGACAGGATGACGCCCAGACGCTTGTCGGTCCAACGGAGGGCGAACAGCAGCGGCGCATCGTTACGGATAAGCGCGCCGGTCTCGTCCCACTGGACCGGCCAATCGGTGCTGAGCCGATCCCACGTAGAGGCGGGCAGGGATGCGTTCCACTCGCCGCTCGCCAGATACTTGACGGCCCCGCTGAAGTCGATGAGCTTGGATGTGACGTCGACCCGTGACGACAGGTCGGCCTTGGCGATGGTGGCAACGAAGGTCATGGGTAGAGCCACCGTTCCTCGTAAGCCACCCGGACGTAGGACGACGCCGACGTGCCCTGCACGATGAACGCCAACCGGGTTGGCAGGCCCTGCGCGACGACGATGCGACCAAGCGAGTCGCGCACCTGCACGCCGTTCTCATCGCGCACGTCGGACAGTTGCCCGGGGAACAGTTGGAACGACGCCGACGTCTCCGCCGTGACCTTGTCCCATGCCTCGGCCCCACTCAGCAAGATCGCTCGGTCTTCGGGGCGGGTGATGACGATGAGATCTCCGCCGTCGGGGATGACCGTTGTCGGCAGAGTCTCGATGATCTCGCCGGTGTCCATGTTCAACACCTGCACGTAGGTCGCTGGGCCGTGGACCGTGATCGTGGGCCACACGCCAGCGGTGGAAGTGAGCTCGTCGAACTGGACGACCGCGCCACCGTCGTAGGGCGCGTCTTCGTCGTACGGCAACGCTTCGTCGTAGGCGCCACCGCCGTTGATGCCGGACGCGGCCCCGTCGTAGGGCGCTTCCTCGTCGTAGGGCAACGCGGCGTCATAGGTCTGGTCGCCCTCGGGCGGGCCGAGGGCGAAGTCCTGCGGGTCGTCGTACCAGAGGGGGTCGAGGGCGACGAGGTTGAGCACCCGCCGCGACCAGTCACTGCGGGCCTGTGACTCGTCACCCTCAAACCCACCGTCGTAGATGACATCACGCAAACGGCGCGCCCGGCCGTCGAGATTGATGTACTTCAACTGGCCAGCGCCGAGCGAGAGCGAGTCCACGAAGTCGGCCAACGCCTGACGGTGCGTGGTGCCGTTGAAGAACACCGGGATGGTGACGGGGCGAGCGGCGTACCGGTTCCCGGTGAGGATCGAACCGGCGCCGGCGCGAGGCGTCGTCGTCACCTCGACGGGTGGAGCGTCGAGCCCGAGGGGGCCGTCACCGACGATGAGGCCGAGGTCGGTTTCGTTCAGCCCGTACTCGACCCCTTGGGCGTCGATCCACCAGAGCTCGCCGGGGGTCATGCGTAGAGCCGTGCCTGCCGCATGGCTCGGTCCAGATCGAACGGGGCGTGGTTGTTGTTGATGATGATGTCGCCCTTGGCGGCAGCGCCGAGCTCATGGTTGGGCGTGACCTGCATTCCACGCCTCCCCCACAACACCTCGGGGCCACGCTCGCCGACGAGGATCGGACCGTTGCGACGGACGGTGCCGCCGTCGGCGAACCCGTCGATCGAGCCGTCGGTCTGCAGCCGACGGACGACCTCGGCGTAGTCGATGCCAGAGCCGAACGGGTTCAGCGTGTCAGCGATCGTGCTGACCACGTTCTTGATTGCCCGCACCACGATCTCGGGCAGCTTCTTCATGAAGAAGTCGTAGATCATGCCGGGCAATTTGTTGACGAGCTTGGTGAGGATGTCGCTGAAGAACCCGCCATCGGACGCAACCCGCGCCTGGGACATGACCGCCGTTGACGCCACGACGTTCTGGTCGGCGTCAGAGAGCCCGCCGTAACCGGCGAGGTGGAACAGCTGCGTGAGGGAGCGGGCGCCTCGAGCGTTGCCGCCGACCCGCACCGCCGGTGGGGTGGCCTCCATGTTGACGCCCATCAGCGTCGCCGTGGTGTGGCCGACGCGGGCACCCTGTGCGTTTGTCATGTACGGCGGGCGGGCACCGAACAGGGCGCCGTTCGGGTTGGTCCCTGCCCCTCGGGACAGCGCGGGGTCGGCGCTCATGCTGCCCGACGAGTGGCGACGGCTGTGCGGGTTGCGGCCGAGGATGTAGTTGATGAGCGCCGAGGTGAAGCCCGAGCAGTCGTAGGCGTTGGGCCCGACCAGCGGGAAGCGGTACGGCTTGCCGTGCTGCTGGCGCGCCCACTCCAACGCCTCGTCTGCGGAGCGGACGTAGCCACCGGTCTGGTAACCGAAGATGCCGGGGTCGATCGTGCCGTTGGGCTTGTTCAGCGCCTCGAGGACGCCAGGCCCCCACTTCTGCGCGGCCTTCTTCGTGATGACGTACTCGCCGGGGGTGAGCACGGCGGGGACGGTGTCCTTGTTACCGGTGCCCGGCACCCAACCGCCACGGGCGAACTTCGCCACTTCGGGCAGATCACCGATACCGGGAATCTTCGAGATGATGTTGTTCCACAGCTTGCGGATGCCGTCGTTGTAGAACCCGATGACGACGTTGATCGGCACCTTGACGACGCTCTTGAGCGTGTCCCATGCCGTCCTGACCGCCGACACCGCCTTCTCGAACGCGGTGCCGATGGCGTCCCTGAGTTGGTTGACGCGGCGCATCACCGGGTCGTAGACGCTGTCCCGGAAGAAGTCGACGATGGCCCGAATGCCCGACCACGCCGTCTTGACCTTGTCAACGACGTCGGTGACGATGCCAGCGACCAGGTCGCGGAACTCGCCGGCGCGCCGGAGGATCGGCGCCACCACGCTGTCGCGGAAGAAGTGGAAGATCCCGTCGAGGGTGCGCCAGATCCCCTTGATCGTCGCCACGCCAGTGTCGATGACCTGGCTGATGACGCCGATGGCAGTGCGGACGGTGTCCTTGATCGCGCCGAACACGTCCGAGGCGACACCAGCAATCGTCATGAAGACCCGAGCGACGTCGTCGGCGTACTTCTTCCACGAGTCCCTGAAGAACTTGCCGACCGCGACGAGAACGTCAACGACCTTGTCGACTCCCTTGCGGAACCACTCGAAGTTCTTGTAGGCGTAGACGAGCCCCGCAACCACCGCCGCCGCGGCAACGCCGATGGCAATGAACGGGGCAGCCACACCGAGCAGGCCGAACGAGAGTGTCCCGGCCGCAGCAGCCGCCGCGATAGACGACACCGCGAAGGCGCCCAGCCCGATGGTGATACCGGCGATGGCGCCGATCAGTACTTCCTTGTGATCGGCGAGGAACCCGCCGACGGCGGAGAACCCGTCGAACAGCTTCATGGCCACCTCGACCGCCAGCGACATGGCCGGGATCAGCGCCTGCCCGAGCGACGCCTGCAAGTCCTTGAACTGAGCCGACATGATTCGCTGCTGGTTCGCCAGCCCGCCCGACGTGCGCTCGAAGTCGCCCGCCGCCTGGCCGGCTCCCTCCAACATCAGCGCCTGAGTAGCGAGCGCCTTGTCCTGCTGGTCGAGCTCCTTGGTCGTAGCGGCCAGGCCCATCTCCATGGCCTTCTGCTCGACGGCGGCAGCGTTGATCGTGGGCACGAACCGTTGCAGCGCGTCGTACTCGCCACGGAACGCCGCGCTCTGAGCCTCGATCACCTCGGTGATGTCGGCGTTGTGGAAGGAAGCGAAGTCAGTGGCGAGGCCGACCATCTCCTTCGACATGTCCGCCGCGGTGTCCGTCCCGATGCCGAGCTGGGTGAACAGGTTGCCGAACGAGCCCGCCGCATCAAGCGCCTGCTGCTCGGACTGGCCGAGCGAGCGCGCTGCTGTCTTGGCCCAGGCGTTGATCTCGTCGGCGCCCTCGCCGAACACCGTGTTGACCTTTGACTGCGTTTCTTCGAGAGCTGACGCAGCGTCGACAGCGGACTTGCCGAGGATGGCCGCGCCGGTGAACGCGGCGCCGAGGGCAAGCGCGGCCTGCCGACCGTGGCCCTGCATCCCCTTCTTGAACCGGGTACCGAACGACCGCGACGTGTCGTCGCCGGCGCGCTCCCCCGCCTTGCGGAGGTCGGAGCCGATCTCGCGGCCGATGGCCCGCTGGAACCCTCGCGCCGACGGTTGGAGGTTGATGTACGCGGTAGCGATTTCGACGGCCATCACACCTCCTCCGCGATCCCGGTGCGAGTCCCGGTCTGTCGTGCGATTGCCGCGTCCATCTCGTCGAGCGTTAGCGAGCCAGCCTTGATCAGCGTCTTTTCGGACCGATTCACGGTGCCGATCTCGCCGGTCGCAGTCGCAATATCGCCGGGCCGACGGATGGGCTTCGGCGGCTTCTTCGGGACGCTCTTAAAGACCGGCTTCCCGCTAGGGGCGATGGTGCCCGAAGCAAACAGCCAACTGAGATACGCCACGGAATCGGCGGTCATCGCCTGCAAGTGCTCCATGTCGGACCAACGCGCCTCGTCGCCGACGATCTCCTGCACCGTCACCGATTCCCTGGGCAGGAACCGCAACAGCGAACCGAGCCGACGCCACGACAGACGAGGCGTGCCGAGGTCGATGATGTCGACCTGGAAGAAGCGGAGCAGGTCAGCTTCGACGGGCGCGCCGTACTGCCTCAGGAAGACGACGAGCCCGAAGATTCCCCCATCGACGCGCCATGCAACTTCTCAATGAGTCGTTGCAGTTTCAGGGCGTTCCCGCCGACCTCCACGAACCGGGCGTAGTTGTCCTCACCGAGGATCAACTTCGACGAGGTGACGGGGTCGTTGCTGTTGGCGGCCTCAAAGGCAGCGTCGGGCCACGACGTCGGCGACGGCAAGAAGAACTCCTCGCCGCCACGCTCGAACCACGTGCCCTCCGAGTCCATCTCGTCGAACAGGGCGTTGGCGTCGAACACTTCCTTGGCGGGCGTGTTCGGCTTGTGCGCGGGGTTGTTGGGCTTGTTACTCATGTGCGGGCTTCCTTCTCGGGGTTATGCGCGGGCTTCAGTTCGACGGGTGACAGCGAGCCCGCACAGGACGCCGTCACCCGTCGACTCATGCGGGGGCTGTCGCGTAACCGAAGGAGTGCACGCCAGCAGCGTTCGGATACGTCGACACCGTGATCGGGAACCCGATCACCTCGGTCGTCGCGTAGGTGATCGCGCCGCGGTCCGTCACCTGGGCGTCCGGCAGGACGATCCGCTCGATGTGAGCACCGTCGGTGATGTGGAGCACCCACGACCTACGGATGACAGCCAACTTGCCTTCCCACGCGCTGGCGGTCGCGCCAGTGCCGTAGTACACGGAGGCGGAGTTGTCATTCCGCTCGATCATCGTGAACGTGTATGTCTCGCCATACTCAGAGATCACGCGTCGGACGAGATCGCCACCCCAGGCGCGGAAGTCGGCCGTCGACTCCTCGGGGTCGGCGGTCACTCCTTCATCGGAGATGTACCCGACGTCGAGAAACGCGACATTGAGAGCGGTGGTGGTATCGGTCGGAAGGACCGTCGCGAGCGGAGCGTGGAACACCTTCCCGGCGCTGCCCACACGGACGAGTTCTGCGTTGTTGGCCATGGGGCCTGCCTCCTGCTGAAGGGGATTGGGGGGTGCCGTGCGGGCTTTACGCGGCGACGCCGCGGGTAGCTACCGACGTCGTCCACGTGAAGCGGGACTGGTCGGACTGGGGATCCGGCAGGTACGCCGGACCGGAGAACTCGTTGATGCCGTAGACGGTCACGCCGCCGGTCACCGTGCCTTCGAGGCCGCCGACGATGGCTCGGGTGGCCTGGGCGATGTCGTGGGCCTCAGCGTCGCTGGACGCCCAGGCTTCAATCGTCAACTGGGCGGCGTCGGTCACGACGCTCACGCGGGGGCCGCCGGTACGGAAGACGAGGACGAACCGGGCGGGTCTGGTGGAGGGCACCCTGGAACGCACCGGAACTCCGGTGAAGCCGAGGGCGGGGAGCTGGGCGTTGAGGGCGCCGATCACCGCGGCGGCGGCGTCGGGAAACAGGATTCGTTCGGCCATGCCTCACCCCCGGAATCGCCTGTAGAGCACGGTCGTGTCGTGTTCGCCGGGGCCGTGCAGCAGCACCGCCTTGGGGTCGCGACGCTGGGAGGGCAGGAGGACATCAACCCAGACGGCGTGTTCGGCCACATGGGCCTGCAAGACGAACGTGGAGTCGATGTCGACCCCGGCCTTTGCCGCTGCGAGCTCGCAGAGTCTCCGCGAGTCGCCACCGGCACAGAAGTCCGCAGCGCCGAGTGTCCGGGTGCCTTCCGGCGCGAAGTCGTCAACGTGCGGCATCAATGGCCCGGGTGAGCTTCCGGTCGGTTGCTTCTGCAACCATCGCGTCGACTGTCTCGGTCCAGACCATCGCCAGGGCGCGGTTCCGACCGATCGTCGAGGAGTGCTCCATCCCCGGGCCGGCAGCGGCAGCGACACGGGCCGCTCGCCGGTCGAGATCCTTGCGGACCTCCTCGGAGCGCAGCAGGTCACGCATCCCCTTGCGGTTCAGCTTGACGTCATCAGCCACCGACGCGGTAACCCTGCGTCTTGAGCAGCTCGACGGCCTCGTCATCGACAACGGACTTGGTGCCGGTCGGCGACGTGACGACCTTCTGGCCGGGGCCAGCCTTCGCCTCAGGCTCGACCGTCACCGCTGGGGCGCCGACGACGAGCGGGGCGCTCGTGGCTTTATCGGTTGCGGACTTCTCGCTGGTCATTACTGTCACTCCTCATGTGGAAGCTGATAGGGGTGGGAGCAGCGGCGCTGCTGGTCGGCTGCGGCGGCGGGGGCGACGCAGCAGGCGAAGAAGAAGACGGGCGGTACGACCTCGGAAACGGGGTCAGCGTCGAGGTGCGAGACGTGATGGACCCGGTTCAGGTACAGGTCCCGCCCGAGATGACGGCCGATATGCGGCACCCGGTGGAGCCGGGTACCCGCTGGGTGGCGGTCGACCTCGCGTTTCACAACGATGGCGACGAGTTCGTCAACCTGGGGTTGGACGGTTACGGCGTGCGTCTCCACACCGCCGACGGACGAGAAGCCACCTTGGTTTCACCCCGAGACACGGTGGAGCCAATGCCGGAGATCCCAACCGCGCTTCCGCCCGACTCATCTGTGCGTGGCTGGCAGGTGTACATCGTGCCCGAGGGGGTTGAGCCGGCCACACTGATCGTCTACGGCGAGGTCGGCGACGACCCCGTAACGGTCGAGCTCTAGCCCTCGACCCGCTGGACGGCGACGCCGATGCCCGGCTCCCAGCCGGTCATGGCGTGGTGGTACAGGTACGGCTCACCGACGATCTCCCAGATGGCTCCACGGAGCTCTAGGCGGTCGTGTAGGTCGATCTGCGCCTCGGGGTAGGGCAGGAACACCGAGAGCCCCACAACGACGCCCTGGCGGCCACTGTCGGTGAGATCGTCGGACGTGCGGCGAGAGATGACGCACCGGTCGTAGGTCGTCCCGGCGGACCAGGTCGACGTCTCGTTGCCGTAGCGGTCCTCGGTTGTCGTCGCCGTGTGGACGGTGACCGGTTCGCCGTGCGGGAAGGCGAAGGCGTCGTCGGTCATCAGAGCTCGACGGTGGTTGTCGGGGTGCTCCACCAGTAGTCGGTACCGACGCTGCCGACGCCAGCGTCAGCCGGCATCGTGTCGATCTCGAACGCCTTGCCGGTGGTCGGCGGCGAGAGGAGATCCCACCACTCGTCGAGGATGGTGACCCGGCCTCGGCCAGTGCGGTAGGTCTTCGACAGGGATTGCCCGTCCACCGACTGGGTTACCTGAGTGACATCGTCGGGTCGACGGATGTGGGCGATGACCGCCTCACGCACCACGTAGTCGAGCTTGGTCTGATCGAGCTCGGCCGGGTCGCCCAGCCGAGCTTCGATCAACATCAGGGCGTCAGCGATCCACAGAGACCACTGTGCCTCGTCGGATTCCGAGATGGTGGGGCGGCCGAGGGCGACCGCGATGAGATCGGGAGTCACCGTCACGGCCGCTCCACCTCCTCGTTACCTGTCGTCGGACTTAGCCGACGACTTCTTGGCGGCGGTCTTCCGGGGCTTCGCCTCGTCGACCAGCGAGTAGCCGTCGAGGTTCGTCCACTGGTCGGCCTGCTCCTTGCCGGTCACCTCGAAGGTTCGACCGGAACGGTCCTGCACCTTGTAGGTAGCCATCAGGATCACTCAGCCGTGCCGTCGTTCAGCGAGACGAAGTGGTTGACGTCCCGCACGCGGAACCCGACCTCGATCTCCGCCCGGACAGCGAACATGTTGCGCTGCCAGAGGTTGATCGCCGTGCCGCCGTCGTTGAGGGTGGCCTGATCGGAGATGCTGATCTGCACGCCCTCGACCGAGCCCCACACCGCGGAGCCCTCCCAGTCGCCGGCATAGCCGATCTTGTCGGCCGTAGCGCCGGCGCCCGTGGGCATCGTGGCCCGGGTGAGCAGCACGTCGGCGCCGAAGACCGAGCCGACGCGCGACTGGTTGGCCGGGTCGTTGATGAAGAACTGCCGGCCGAGCGAGTCGACGGCGGTCAGCATCAGGCCGTGGGCCGACGGGTTGACGATCCAGTCCGTCAGCGTCGCACCCTGCGCGGCGATGGCGTTCAACACGGCCGCCAGGTCGGCGAACGTGTTGGTGCCATCGAGCGTCAGCGTGGGCGCCGTCGTGAGCTGGTCGAAGTTGCCGCCGGGGGCGGTGGTCGTGCCGAAGACGGTCTGGTCGAACACCTTGCCCAGCGCGAACGGCAGGCGGCGGACGAGTTCGGCGTAGAGCGCCGGCAGGTCACGACGGAACTGATTCGAGAAGGGCTCGATGACGGCGAGGGTGTACGGCGTCATCGTCTTGTTCGACAGCGTCGCCTCGCTGACCGGCTTCTCCTCAGACTCAGCGACCCACGCAGCGGTGGCGTCGCCGGTCACGAGCGGGATCGAGATGCCCGAGCCCGGCAGGTTGATGCGCCGGGCGGCCTGCATGACAGCGGACGCCTCGACGGTGGCGCCCCAGATCTCGGCGGCGACTTGGACGGGAAGGTTGACACCGGAGGTGCCCCTGTTGATATCGACAGCAGCCATAGCTACCTAACTCCTTGGGAGGGGGGGTTAGCCGAACAACCCGCCGACAACGCCGGCGAACTGGTCAGCAGTGGAAGTGGAGCCACCGCCGCCGTTGCCCTGGTTGGGGTCTGGGC